TATAAAGTATTAGAAAGTGAGTATGATGATCCATATGGAACAATTCATCACTACGAAACTGATGAGATTGGACCATACAAAGCAGGTCAACGTGTAGATGAGACTTTCTACAATGGAACACACAAACTAAACATTGACGGTGTTATCACAACAAAAAACGGCAACGAGATTTGTGGTCCCGTTACCGTGGCTGAGTGGTTTCATAGAGAAAATGAAAAGAAAAGAGAAATCTATCTTCTCAAGTCTGAATACCTAACATCATTTGTAAATGACTTCAGAAAGCAGAACCTCTACAAGAAATCTGGAAACTATATTAATCAACAGTTAAAGAAAACTGGTTGATCTTTTTTAGCAAATTTTTTGCGGAAAAATTTTTTCCAGATTTATGTAATCGTTAATCAAAATTTGAAATGATACGCTTACACTCCTTCAAGTTTTGTTTACAGAAGGCATGAACATAACTGTTCGTATCTGTGCTCATAGTATAGTGAGCGTGAGTGTGTGCTAGTTCAATCACCGCTAAGAACCCAACACACAGGGCTACGAAGTGACATATAGGACTTGTGGCACAGCATGTCAGGTTCTTTTTGATGTTCATCAGTCTTCTTCAGCAAGACGTGCGAAGTAGGACAGAGCATCGTCATCATCAACAACTGCCTCTTCCTTGTATGCTGTGGTGCGATGATGCCCGTCAACAGGTTCAGGAGCAGCAGAGACACGAGAGCGGAACGACGAGGGTTCAGGAGCAGCGACAGGCTCATACTCTTCGTCATCAACGCTAGGCACAGCAGTGCGCTGGGTGATACCAAGCACCATGTTCAGACGACGCTCAAGATCCTCGTAGGACTTGAACTGGTCCTTGTTAGTGAACGCTTCCAGAGAGTGCTCGGACTTCCAAGTCGCTTCCAGTTCATCATCGTCTGCGCTGAGAGCAGAGACAGAATCAAACTCGGAACTATCGTAGTTCCAATAACCAGCAACCTTCTTGATCTTCAGTTTGAAGTTAGCACCTTCCCAAAGATCAAAGACATTCACGGGGTCTTCATCTTGAAACTCAGGTTGCATCGCAGCAAGGATCTTGTCATGGATCTTCTTGCCATACTTGTAGAGGAACACACGACCCTCGTTCTCAGGGTTCTTAGGATCCTTCACGACATAGATGTTGCTGTAATACTGGAGCTTACGCTTCTGCTTACGAGCAGTCTCTTTGTCTTCATCACTACCGCTGTTCCAGAGACGGCGGTTGACTTCACCAACGGGATCCTTCTCGTTGAGAGTGGTCAGGGAGTTCTCAATGTACCAACCACCAGGACCTTGGAAGGCATGGGAGTACAGTTTTGCCCAGGGGATAGTCTCACCTTCAGGGGCGGGGAGGAAACGGATAACAGCGTACCCGTTGCCAGAAGCGTCAACCTCTGGTTTCCAGAAACGCTCATCAACGTTCTTGCCGCTGGATGATTTCTCAAGTTCCTTCTGGAGGAAAGAGAAGTTGTTCTGGGATTTACGCTTCAGATCTGCGAAAGACATAGGATTTTCTCGGATTAGTTTGGATTTGGTCTGTGATGCCCTATCACTCAGTCATTATAACAGGCACAGCGTCGGGCGTCAATCCGCTGTGCCACTTTGGAGTTTGTCCTTCATGACTTGGACTTTCTCCAGCAGTTCATCGAACATCTGCTCGACGGTGGTGCCTGGTGTCGCGCCAAGCATAATAATACCCTGCTTCATGGTCTCTAGGACAGAGACTGCTTCAGGATCGTCACTTAATTTAATACGGAAGTAGAAAGTTTTCTGCTTCTCAATAAGTTGTTCTAGTTTCTCGAAGTAATCCATCTTCCTCTCGTCATCGAGAAGAACAAAGTTCATGGCAGATCTGAAACAAAACTGCTGGAGTTCCATCATCTCTTGGATGTCACCCCTTACGATATCGGAATGGAAAAAGCTCATACTAACATCAACTTTGCGCGACTGGTTTTCTTCATAAAATTAAGTTGCTGTGCCTCATGACGGAGTTTTTCCTTTAGAGGTTTGCTAATCAACTTACTTACACTATCTATTTCAATTTCATTCATCTCACAGTAGTGGATAACCGAATCAATATAATTCATGTCTGGATTGTGTAAGGCAATCTTCTCCACTTCCTGCGAGAATCTCGCAGCGGTCATAAACTTATCCTCTAATAATTGTTTTTTCTCCATATCGTTCCTGGTATTCTTCGATGTAACTCATTAGTTTGATAAAGAATTCTTTCTTAGGTGGAAGCACCTTGACTTGAGTCTCTCCGTTTTCACAAGCAACGATTGTCACGAGTTGTTTCACTGACAACCCGTAGAGTTCTTGAAGCATACAAGCGTATGCGGTTTCTTGAACGAAGTAATCGTAAAGATATTTTTCACGCTTGGGTTCTGCTGCTGTCTTGAAATCAATGATAGACAACACACCATCGAACTCAGCGATACAATCGACACGCCCTGCCATCTCTAGATGATTAGAGTAGAGCGCCGCTTCCTGTAAATATATGTTATTTATGCGGTCCAAAATATCCCTAGAATGCTGGAACATTAGGACAGGAAGAGGGAACTTACTGAACTTTTTGAGGTCCAGTTCGTTGTTGAGATAGTCTTCTACGATAGAGTGATACTTAGTTCCTCTGCTGGTAGAGCGAGAAGAAATATTGTTTGCTTTCTCCTCACCCACACGGGCTCGCCACCTTGCGATGCCCGCCATCTTTTCTTTGTTGTTACTAATCACGGTGGTGACAGATGGAAACTTACTGCCCTCAGGTGTTAGATAAACACGCTTACCATCCACCATTTCAGCAGACATTTCAATAGGATCTAGTCCCACATGATTAAACAACTTCATAGACCCAGATTAATTTTGTTAATAATATAAGATTTGACAAGACCAGAACGAACGATGTCCTCAATACCGAACTCAACCAGCGAGAACTCATCCATGTTCTGTAGGATGCGTTGGAAGTCTAGGATACCTGAACGCTCACTGATCTTTTGTAGGTCAGTCTGTGCTGCGTCTCCACAGAAGATGATCTTGCTGTCCTGTCCAACACGAGTGATGATACTATCAAGTTCGTGGAAGTTCAAGTTCTGACACTCGTCAATGATAACGATACAGTTATCAAGAGTGGTGCCACGAATGAAACTAGTAGACCAGAATGATACTGTCTCCTGTGCCTTCAGGTTATCATACAGCATCTCGAAACTGTTGTCATCGGGCATCTCAAACATGGACTGAACCATGTTCTTGTATGGTATCTGATAGAGAGAAGACTTATCTTCATGGTCTCCAGGGAGGAAACCAATCTCCCTAGTGGCAACCAGAGAGCGAACGATATAGACTTTCTCATAAGGACTATACTCATTAAGCACATCCTTGAGTGCCTTATAGAGAGCAACAAATGTCTTACCAGTTCCTGCTACACCATAGGCATAGATCATCTGACCTTTGTCCCACTCATCAAACATCAACTTCTGATTTTCAGTAAGTGGTTCGATGGGGATCATGTATGCCTCATCGATAGGCTTGCGACGCTTACGTTGCTTAGCACTCATGCCTTGCCCTGGTGCTTTGTGTTGTGTCTTCTTTCTTACTGGCATAGGATTAACGATACTTGTCGGTAATAGTTTTGTTTCCTTTGACTGCTGCGTGTTTAGCAATCTTGTTCTTCATGATGTCATGGAACCCAGGATGAGTTTTGCTCATCTTGTCCCATGGATCACCAATGTCCCCAGATGAAGGACAAGTAGATGGATCACTCCAATCTCTAGTCCATTCTGGATTGTCAGTCTTCCACTGATCCCAATCATGGACGCTGAGCACAACATCCTTTTGTTCACCAGTTTTAGTATTGATTACAGGGTATGTTGCCATTAGTTCCACTCCAATGCTTCAGCACAAATAGGGAATTGTTCAGCGAAGATTTCCTTACACCGAGCAGCAATGTCCATGTGTTCCTTCTGGGTTCCATGGGCGCTGCGTAGATCTATATAGTGCATCCATGAACGCACAGATCCCGACATGTAGATGCGAGTAGGAGTTGCCAGAGGGAGCACGAAACGGGCACACTCTTTAGCAATACCAAGGTCAAGCATTTGCTTGTAGATGTCCATGGCACTTTGGAAGTGTCGCTTGATAGTAATCTCAAGTTCTTGCTGAACGAAAGGATCAACATCATCAATACTATTCTGACGGTTCTTTGTATCCTGACGGCGAAGATCAAACAAAGGGATCTCATCTGCCAGCATAGAACTGTCAGCATACCGCTGAGAAAACTCTTGAAATGTGAACGAACGATGACGCAAAATTTGAGCTGCGATACCACGGTTCGTTTCAATCTCAAGAGTCATGAATGCTTGCTCAAACACAGACCAGTGGTTGTGCTTGATACAATACTTCAGAAGACCAGCGACGTTAGGATTCTCCTGATTGTTGGGGTTCGAGACTCTCGCTACGTACCCCATCGTCTTCTCCGCTTCGGGAGTCACTTGTACCAGGCGCACTGACCCATGTTGCTGCTTCATTCTTAAATCCTTTACTAAGTCGTTCACGTTTTGCTGCGAGATCTTTCTTGGCAGTATGAAGTGCCTTCTTCATGTACCAGATCTCTTCATTAGTATACAGCATTGGGTTCTCTTCCGCAAGCTTAATCGCTTTCTTTGCTGCTTTGATAGTATCTTTGAATCTCATTAAAGTTTTACCTCCTGTAAGTATTGGAGGAATGCCTCTTCAGCACCCTCTGTAGTTTGATTGCCTTGGGATACCCAATCGTGGCAGAACTCGTACAGGTGCTTGGTAGTTTTCAATTTGAAATACTTTTTCAACTTGAGGAATACTTCTGCGCGAAGAACCATACGTTCATCACTGTATCTCCAATCAGTCTGGGTATCCATCGTCGTCTCCGTCATTGTAATTGAATCCAAATTGCGGACCACCTTGCTGCAATTGAATCTTGTAAGCATCGGTGTCAGAATAAACCTCACTCTCTAGTGCATCAACCAGAGACTTGAGGTTTTTGACAATGAGTTTTAGTCTCTCTTTATCCATGTATTTATTCTAACATGTGTTGGTATTATAGCATAAAAAAAGGAGGGCGTCTATGCCCTCCTGTTGCTTGGTTCTACTTTCAGTAGTCCCTCAAAGTATTCGTGTAAGTGCATCCGATAGCAGGACCAGTATGTTACTCCTCTATATTTGAGTTGGTAACAACTGGGTGGTCTGCTATCACTATCCATATCTTTTGTATGATATCGATAGTTCTCCATATCACTTGTTATAAGTATGACCGCGATAGCAGAAAGTACCATGTACTTCTTCGCTGCCTTGCTGACACTCATAGCGAATACCACGATAGGTGGTCATCGCAATCTGAGCATCACGAAGAGCTGCTTGCTTTTTGATCTGGTTTTTGATGAGAGATAGGGTGTTCATGAGTTTGTCTCCTGAAATACTAAGGTTAATTAAAACCCGTTCCTTCAGTCGTGTGCGTCCTAGTTATCAAAACATGCTGGGTCAGTATGATTCATCCAGTGAAGGGTGATATCAAACTTTTCAGCAGGAGTGAAGAGAGTTGTGGTCTCAATTCCTTCCTTCAACCAGCGATAGTCTTCACACCGAAGAAAATCTTCAGGTGGGACATGACTAAAGAAGATTAAAGCCAGTGATAACATAGGATGAACGCTCCGTTCCGCGACTTACTTGCGTCCCACCCGAGAGCGGGATGAACGTGTGGTTATTATACCATAACTATGTATGCTCTGTCAACTGTAACATTTGATACATCTTAGTTACCTGATAGGTAGAACCCCGCCTTTCCAGTGCGACATACACGTTTTACTTGTGCGTCATACTTTGGGGATGGTTCTTCAGTGATAAGATTTTTAGCGAAGTCAAACGCTTCTTTATATCTACTAAACTTATAAACATCGTCATAAGTCTTTGCAGACACAAGCACACCATCGCTTCTCCAAAGCTTCATAGTGTACCATACAGTTGGTTCTGATAACTTACGGTAAAAAATACACCAGTTACCTGTTTGACTTCCACTCATTTCTTTTTCTTCTTAGGATCTTGCCAGAGTTTGGGGTTGGTCCTACCCTCTGTTTGTCTCATACTAATTACATTGCGATATTTATCCCAGTAATAGTCAAAAATATCAACACGCTTAGAAGCAACTGCGATGTCATACACAACGCCTTTGCCATCATCAAACTCAATCAAATAAGCAGTGTGTGGTAAGGATCTATCCTGTGCTAGTTCGGGATCACAATTTGCATGAATAATATTTACTCCCTTCCCCATCAGGAACGTCCTCCCCACTGAATAGAGGGGAATGCTTCCTCCACACACTGCTTGGTGATTTTCCAACGCTTTCCAATCGCCTTGTCCTTCATCAAACACAGCACCTCTGCTTCGCCCTGGTGGAGACCCTCTAGCAGTTGAATGAAGAGGGTTTCACGACGGGTCTGGGAGATGTTTGCTCCACCTTTGAAGAAGAGATAGAGTTTACGATACTCATGTACAAGTCTCGTATGCTCTGTATCTTCAGGTGCTTCGTTCTTAGTGTAAGGAACATCACCAGAAGGCAACATTGAAATAATACTCTCGTCAAAGTTGGCAATCAGAATTTGTCTGAGTGCTGGAGTATTATATTCCTGTAAAAGTTTGATCTTTTCTGCTTTTGTTTTAGCGTTGCTTACTTTCTGCAGCACTTCATTGAGTAGTAATTTCATGACCTAATTGATTTCGTAAGTATATTTATTCATCGTCATATTCGTCTTCATCGATGAAACGAACTGACAACAGTTCTTCATTGATCCATTGCCCATCTCCATCTAGCATCTCTGGATGGATATTTTCTGCTTCAGCTTTGCCATACATGAACTCGTGGAGTTTTTCATTTGCTGTCCATCCAGCAATCACACCAACGCAGAGAAAAATAAACGAAACTGTTGCTGAAAAGTACAGGACTGTTGCTTGTGCCATGGTTCACTCCGAACTAACTTTCTTTCTTGTCCCACCATAGTTCCAAGTTGAAGTAGACTCTTCGCTTTAGGAGGGTAAAAAACTTGGTGATAGCGAAACCTTTTCCCTTAGGAGCAGGTTCCTCTTCTGCTTCCTTCTTCTTCGCCCCCCTAAGCATGAGCTCTATGCCTCTATTTATTTTAAAATCTTTCATTTTTTCTGAGGAGCAGAAACCAATCCATCATCAAGAAATTTTTTAGCGACAGGAACAATTCCATTATAGAACTCTCCATCAATAATAGCAAATGGAAAAGAAGCAATATCTGGATACTGTTCTCCCAAAGCTACCTGTTCATCGCCTGTAAGATCTTGCCAAGATACTTCTGTGTATGTTTGCTCTGCTCTCTCCATTAATTCTCTCATGCGAGAACACCAAACACAACCCTGCGTAGTGTAAATTGTAATGTCCATATCCTTTCTTGTATGTATAAAAAAAGAGGGTCTTTCGACCCCCAGTATATCACAGAGCGTTGCCTCTTGGCAACACTTCTTCAGGAAATACAAAGTTTTCATGTGGTTGATCCACTGGTGCCATCCAGGCACGTAGACCTTCATTCAATAAGATGTTCTTGGTATAGAACGTCTCGAACTCTGGATCTTCTGCTGCTCTGATCTCTTGTGAAACAAAGTCATAAGCACGAAGGTTGAGAGCAAGACCAATAATACCGATGGAACTTGTCCAAAGACCCATAACAGGAACAAACAACATAAAGAAGTGGAGCCAACGCTTATTGCTAAACGCGATGCCAAAGATCTGAGACCAGAAGCGGTTGGCAGTGACCATCGAATAGGTCTCCTCTTCTTGAGTAGGCTCGAATGCCTTGAATGTATTTGATTGATCACTGTCTTCAAAGAGTGTGTTCTCTACTGTAGCACCGTGAATAGCACAGAGTAATGCTCCACCCAGGATACCTGCTACACCCATCATGTGGAAGGGGTTGAGCGTCCAGTTGTGGAAACCTTGGAGGAAGAGGAGGAAGCGGAAAATCGCTGCAACTCCAAACGACGGCGCAAAGAACCACGAGGACTGTCCGAGAGGATACATGAGAAAAACAGACACAAAGACAGCAATCGGACCAGAAAAAGCGATAGCATTGTAAGGACGAATACCGACTAGACGTGCGATCTCAAACTGCCTGAGCATGAAACCTATGAGAGCAAAGGCACCGTGGAGCGCCACAAAATTCCAGAGTCCCCCAAGTTGGAACCAACGGATGATATCTCCCTGAGCTTCTGGACCCCATAGAAGAAGTAGGGAATGTCCGAGAGCGTCAGCAGGAGTTGATACAGCAGCAGTAAGGAAATTACATCCCTCAAGATACGAAGAAGCAATCCCGTGAGTGTACCAGCTCGTGACGAATGTTGTGCCCGTGAGCCAACCGCCCAGTGCCAGGTAAGCAGTAGGGAACAGAAGAAGACCTGACCAACCAACAAAAACGAACCTATCACGCTTAAGCCAGTCATCGAGTACATCAAACCACCCCCTTGTTGTTCTTTGTTGTGTTAACGTTGATGCGACCATTAGTTTTTTCCTTTTCTTTTTTTAGCCAGAATAGTTGAGGGTAAGTATCCATGATAATCTCCCTCAGTTTATAAGGTGTATTGTCGTCTATCATAATAGATGAAAAAGGGACCCGAAGGTCCCTTAGTTGTTTTTCTAATAAACGCCGTTTATTAAGAATCCGAGTATCAACCGATAGCAGGAGCGGTGAGAGCAACAGGGGTGCTTTCAGCAGCAGCAAGGTCGAGAGGGAAGTTGTGAGCATTACGCTCGTGCATGACTTCCATGCCCAGACCAGCACGGTTGAGAACGTCTGCCCAAGTGTTCAGGACACGACCCTGAGAGTCGATGATGGACTGGTTGAAGTTGAAACCGTTGAGGTTGAATGCCATGGTGCTAACACCAAGAGCAGTGAACCAGATGCCAACGACAGGCCATGCTGCCAGGAAGAAGTGAAGCGAACGGGAGTTGTTGAACGATGCGTACTGGAAGATCAGACGACCGAAGTAACCATGAGCAGCAACGATGTTGTAGGTCTCTTCTTCTTGACCGAACTTGTAACCATAGTTCTGGGACTCAGACTCAGTGGTTTCACGAACCAGCGAGGAAGTAACCAGAGAACCGTGCATCGCACTGAACAGAGAACCACCAAACACGCCAGCAACGCCAAGCATGTGGAAGGGGTGCATCAGGATGTTGTGCTCTGCTTGGAAGACAAGCATGTAGTTGAAAGTACCAGAGATACCAAGAGGCATAGCATCAGAGAAAGAACCCTGACCGAAAGGATAGACGAGGAAAACAGCAGAAGCAGCAGCAACAGGAGCACTGTAAGCAACACAGATCCAAGGACGCATACCAAGACGGTAAGAAAGTTCCCACTCACGTCCCATGTAGGCGTAGATGCCAATCAGGAAGTGGAAGACAACGAGTTGGAAAGGACCACCGTTGTAAAGCCACTCATCGAGAGAGGCAGCTTCCCAGATGGGATAGAAGTGGAGACCGATAGCGTTGGAAGAAGGGATAACAGCACCAGAGATGATGTTGTTACCATACATGAGCGAACCAGCGACGGGTTCACGGATGCCGTCGATGTCCACAGGAGGAGCAGCGACGAAAGCGACGATGAAACAGATAGCAGCAGCGAGCAGCGTAGGAATCATCAGGACACCGAACCAACCGACATACAGACGATTGTTGGTGGAGGTTACCCAGTTACAGAATTGTTCCCAGGCATTAGTAGAGCGTTGTTGTGAAAGTGTAGCAGTCATTGTTATGAAACAGTTAGTAGGTCCATCAGGGAAATGGTGGAGGTACTATGCTCCCCGCACCCTTAGCGGGGATATGAGAGACGGATTGTTAGACCTGCCTAGTCTCGGTCAAGCGGCAGGGGTTTGTAACAGATCCGTAATGGTCCGTTACATTTGTTTACCTATTTAGTATAACAGGTGGTCGGGAATCCGTCAAGCCCTCAGATTTGAGTATTTGTACTCATCTCAGAAGGAGGCATCCCCGACTTCATAAGGAGTATAGCATGGTTGGACCTCCCAACGCAACCAATCCACCTTGCGATCTGCGATCATTTGCTCCAGTTCATCTACTGTCATACAGACCTTGACAGGTTTGCTTGTTCCCTTCTCGTAGATATGAAACATTTGATTATCAGTCATAAACCTCTTTGTAAACAATAAAAAAGGGACCTTTCTGTTAGTTGGCAGAGGTCCCTTGGCTTGCGCCGACGATATTCAGTTGTTATTTATTCGTCGCCTGATTGTGTCATGATAGCACCAGCAAAGAAGGTGCCAAAAAGAACGAGTGCTGTTGCTAGGAGTGCCATTGCTATGTAGCAGTGAGTAAGTATTTATTCTTACCTAGATTGAATTGTAGACTGGTGTCATCATTCCACCACCAAAGTTATCGTCATCATCATCAGGTTGGTTGTTAGAAGACACAATCACCCATGCCAATGCCAATCCAAAGAGGGCGGAAAGAAGTTCAGTCATCACCATACACCAGGGATAATCTGTCCTGTAGTCATGTAAGTGCCAACAGCAATGACGAAACCGAGCATTGCCAGACGTGCATTGAGGATCTCTGCCTCAGGGGTAAATCCAAATTTCATTTTTATTTCTCCAGTGTTTTGTTTGTGATAATTATTTTCTCACCATCGTGGGTGAATTGTAGTTCATCATCGGGATGCCAGAGTAACTCTTCGTATAAATCGTCAAGTCTCTGCATATCCTCATACAGTTGGTTCGGGTTCGACATGGTGAGCTTTGAGATCTGGGTTTGGTTTAGATGGTTCAAACGGATCACGAGACTTGTTCTTGATTACAATGAACGCATCTTTATTATATTTACGAGTTCCAATAGGAGACTGCCACTTTTTGTTGTAATCCTCACCTACATCAATACCAGACACCTGAGTGCCACCAATTTCTACAACGATGTCATCGTTTCGAGTGTCCCATCCAAGAGCAGCGACTGCTTCGATGAGAGCGTCTTCAGTATAACGCATCAGTAAAGGTTCTCTTCTTGGTCTGCCAGAACAACACAATCGCTGGTAGGGTATGACACACAGGTCAAAATAAAACCTTCTTCAATCTGATCGTCATCCAGGAAAGATTGATCGCCTTGATCGACACTGCCACTGATCAGTTTACCAGCACACGAGGAGCAGGCACCAGCACGGCACGAGTAGTTTATGTCAACACCTGCCTCTTCAGCAGCGTCAAGAATGTACTGATCGTCTTCGCACTGAAAGGTGGTATCTCCTTCAGCAGATTGGACGGTGATAGTAAAAGCCATTAGTAAGTTTCGCAGATTTTTTCAACAGACGCTGCCAGGAGAACGAACCAGGCAACGGATATGATTGTAAAGCAAAGTGAAGTCATTGTCAAGTGTCAGAAGATACCAAAGAAGAACTTGCCGTTGATGGCATAGGCAACGAAGCCCATGACAATACCCATCATCGCCCACCGTCCATTATACATCTCCTTCTGTTGCCAGGGAGAGAAAAGACCCTTCTTATTATAGTCTTCAACGACCATGGGTGGTTCAACCGCCCACATATTCTGTTGTCCGTGCTCGTTTGTTGTAACGGTCATGTGTTTGTAACGAAGTGTGACAACAGTATATAGGAATTGTAAAGATCTGTCAAGCGGTTTCGTCAGCATAAATAAATATGGATCCAAAATATGAGTGATATGAAAAAGTTATTGCCACTCGTAATGCTATTGATGGCGGCACCAGCAAATGCCGATCTTATTACTAAGCACTCAACTAGCGTTCAGTTGACTGTTGATGCTGCTGCTTCTCAGGCAACTCGTCTAGGTTCATCCTATTCTGTGAGTGGTTCTAATGTCTCTGCTACTCTTGGCGGTCTCACTGCTCCTGCTTCGGCAACTGCTGCGGCGACCATGAATGCTGGCACATATTCCCAAACGACAGATGGGAGTGCCTTTTCCTTCACAGAAACCTTCAACCAAGGAGACGCAATCCCAACAGGAACGACCGTTACTAGCGGTGTGGCTCCATCCTTACCCGCGTTTGGAAGTGTCACGACCACTGCTGGTGGCGTGGCTGGTGCTCTCGCTGGCAGCATCGATTCTGCTGGCACGATGTCGCTGACTGCTGGTGGTGCTGGAACTAGTGCTACTGGACAATTTGTTTCTGAAATCACTATCAGATAAGTTGGGTAAATAGTAATGACAAGATTATCAGAGGCAGTCGGTCTTGGGTTGATCTTAGGGGCATTACATGGGGCAGCACAGGCTGTCCCAGTCGTTCCTAACTTTACCCAAGGATCAATGACTAGTCATACAGAAACGACACAAAAGATTGTAGAGACAATCAACTCAATGGATTACAACACAGGGTATCAATACTCTGTAACTGGGAGTGGAATTACAGTGTCAGGTAACTTATCACCTGGGACTGGAGCAAACAATGTAACAATAGATGGGGTGACATCATCATGGACTGGAGTAACCAGCAAACCAACATTCACACAGACAGGACCAGGAGCAGCGTTTCAGTTCACGGAAACTTACAAAGGTCCAGGTCTCAGCAATCAAACAATTATTCAAAGAACGACAGAGGTTCAAAGTGTAACCGACACTACCTCTATCTTCTCACAGTAGGTCTTAGTGTATTACTCCCAAGTCAAGCACTCGCTGAAACTGTGGGTGGTGTTAGCGCCACAGCTGCTCCTGTTGCTAACTCTTCAGGTAGTGTTACTAATCAAGCAATACAAGTTCTACAAGGTCCATACATCACGAACACTTATGGTGGTGGGATCCAGTGTCAGGGACCTACTCTAAACTTCACTCCATATGTAACTGGTAGTGTATCAAAACAACTACCATACGAACCATATTATAATGATCCTGTCTATGACATGAGAGATCTAAATGAAGATGGATCTCTAGATAACCCTGGTGGTATTCTATACACTGTTCCTACAAGAACAGGACAGAAAGATAACTACAACTTGGGTGTTGGTTTCTCTATGACATGGAGTAGACCACTAGATCAGAAACTACAGGATCAATGTAAGGAAGCAGCTGCTGCTAACATCGATCTAATGAAGCAAACAACTGCTAATAAGAGATTGGATTTTGAGATCGCTAGGTTGAAGAATTGTGGTGAATTGATGAAGCAGGGTATTAGTTTCCACCCACGATCACCATACTATAAAGTGTGTGCTGATGTAGTGGTTAATAATGTTACTTACATCAAACCACATGTTCATTCTATCCCTTCGGTTTCAAGACAGAACGGAGTGCCCGAATCGCCTGTGTCCTCTCGCGCTGAAGATCTTGGCGCTCCGCTACAGACAAAACAGGAACAGACTTCCCCCTGATAGCAGCAATCTTTTTCATAACTTTCTTGACCGTTGGTTTGATGACCTTTAGTAGGACATCTGCCA